GCCCATTACGGAAGGTCTTGACCGGCTGCAAGGGCACGGCCATCGTATCGGCAAGGATGTCCTCCTCCCGCTCCTTGTCGGCGTAGATGAGCTCATATTCCTTCTTGGTATCAAAGAGGATCGTCTTGTAATCCTCCGGCAAGGGCTTGCCTTCCCTGAGAAGGCTTACAATCCGTTCAATCTCCTGCTCCGAAAGTTTACGCATTTCAGTTACCTCAGTATCGTCTTGCCTTTGTGCACTATCCGCACATTGTTGCCTGCTGATATTTTCGCTTCGGCTTCAGCTTCGGCATGGTTTCGACTGCTGTGCCATGAGTGGATGACGTAGGTGTTGAGCTGGGGGTTGAAAACTTCCAACCGGTACATGCTTACTCCTCCTATTCATTTTTTGTTCTTTTCTAATCAATCTCATGTTTTATATATTCAGGATGCTCAATTTGTTTCAACATTTCACTAATAAAAATCTGCCATTCAGAAAGTTTGTGATTATGTCTTTGCTGAACTATGTTTCTCAATGTTTTATATGATAATTTTATAGCTCTTTTCTGTAAAAAAGATTCTGGTAATTCTCGTTTTAATTGTCTGAAGTCTTTATTTTTACGGAGATATTCTAATCGTTCAATCAATTCAATAGATATAGGGCCATCATCTGGAAGTTTTTCAAAATCACTATCAGAAAACGGATTTTTCATAATAGTATGCATGGTGCTTTCAGAACTCTTCGAAATTCCAATTCTGTAAGTATCCATTTGTGACCACCAGTATCTTGGAGCATCCACAATAACATTAATAGTGATTTGTTCTAGAAATTTGTTATGCCCACCATCTTTTGATGATAATTTTGCAGCAACCTTTCTTAAACGATCTTTCAATTCCTTATTATTTATATATTGATTATATGTCAAAGATGATGTTAAACCATAAGACAGACCAAGACCATATAATGCAAAATCATAACCCTCTTCGCCAACAACCTGAACAAACATATTCAATATTCCTCATGATTTATACTTTTTTCTCTTTTTCTATTATACACCTTCTTTGAAGGTATTATTTTAGGTGCTCTTTTACTAAGAGGTATTCGTATCAGTTTTCTAATAATAGCTTTGTCAATTATCGTTTTCATATATCGTATTTATATCATCGGAAGATTGAATTGTAAATTTACAATGTCAGCAATTTGATCTATAATAAAGAAAAACTGTGAAGAGGTATAATTATGAAAATTGACCTGACAATCGGTAGATCAGCAACAATCAATCTCGGTAATTTCAATTCGATGAAACCAACAATATCAATTACAATTCACGATATTGATGGGAACCTTGATGAAGCATATAACAAAATGAGTGAGATTGCCGATGCCTTGTTCCTTCTTGAGACTATCAATCTAGGTTCTGAAGTGGAAACTGCTATTAAAATTGGACCTGAAAGGTATATCGAGGAAATTAGTAAATATAAAGACGAAGCTATTAAGATTATTCGTTCATATGGAGTTGAAAAATGAGTAATATATGGACCTTTCGTAATGAGCCAAAAACTCTTGATGAAATGGTGTTGAATAAGACAACCCGTGAAAAGCTCTCAAAAGTGATGAAAGAACTTCCTAACATTATGTTGATAGGTCCTCCGGGCGTAGGTAAGGGGACGTTCGTAAACATTCTGCTAAACACTGTTAAACCTAATTATATCAAAATAAATTGTTCTGATGAAACCTCTATTGATAATGTAAGAACAAAGATAAAGAGTTTTGCTACAACACTTGGAACAACCCCGATAAAAATTGTGTATTGTAATGAAAATGATCATTTATCAATACCTGCACAGGCAATGCTTCGTGATCTTATGGAACAAGTTCATGAGATGACACGGTTTATTTTCGCATGTAATTACGAGCACAAAGTAATACCTGAATTAAAGAGTAGATGTCAGTTGATATATCTAAATTCCCCACCGGCTACTGATATATTTAACTTTTGTTTGAAAGTCCTTAAAAATGAAAATGTTAAGATAACAGATAAAAAATCATTAGTTGAATTGATAAAATTAAAGTATCCTGATATTAGGGGCATAATAAACACCCTGCAATTGAACGCTATTGATGGCAAAATTAGTGATATAAAGGTTTACAATGTAAATGATGTTTACCAGTCAATTCTTGAATCTATCTTGAAGAAGGATGCTAACCAGATAAGAGAAATACTGAGAAGCAATATGGTAGATTATTCCAGCCTATATAATTATCTATATGAAAATGTTGGTAAATTTAACAAGATCGGCGATGCGATAATACTAATAGGTGAATATCTATATAGAGATGGTTTTGTCTCAATAAAAGAGATAAACTTTATGTCTTTTGTTATGAGACTGATTAAGGAAAATATCGTATGAAAAATATATTCGACTATCTCAATTCATTCTTCTATAAGAAAGGCAACATATACGACAGTAATGATAAGATAAGTTCATATATGTTGTGTTTATGGTTAAGTCATGATCCACAACTTATAGAAATTGTCAATGATATGAATAACCACCTATTTACAACACCAGATGAACAAGTGTATAATTACTTCTATTATAAGATTCCAAAAGGCAGAAGATTTATAAAATGGACTAAGAAAAATTCAGAAAAGGTAGATACTTCGGATATAGAGACTAATTTTGAAATTTCTAAATTCGAAGCCAGTCATTATAGGAGGTTAAAAAATGTTAGCTAAAGTAGAGGGATTTAAGAATATTGTTAGGAAATCAACGTTGAATCTATCATTTGACTCAACACAGATGCTGTTTAATAATGAAAAAATTACTTCAAAAATGGTGTCTCGTGATTATTCAGCTGTTGTTATTCTTGATTTGCCCAATGATGTTTTCTCCAATGTAATGGGTGAGATGGAGTTCAATTTTGTTCAGCCAAATCAAAATTTGATGCCCTTCCTTAATCTATTTGATGATGAAGATGAGATTGAAATTATACCTAACGATAATTTCATCACTGTCAAGAAAGATAAACATAACGTTAGGATAATGTTATCTGTAAGTAAGGCTGTATCAACATTCAATCATTCCATCGTCAATATGAAGCCATTTGTTACACTACCCATTGATGATGATTTTATTGATTCTTACAACAAGATTAAGAAGATTGGGCCTAAATTTGGAAAAATTTATTTTAACGTTGAAGATGGTGTCCTATATATTGAGACAACAAATCGAGAAGAGGTATTTTCAAATAGCCTCAAACTGAAGATTACAGATGTAAACAGCCCTGATACGCAGCTTTGTTTTAACTATAAGAATTTTGTCAATGCAATGACACTAATTAACGGTAATCATAATGAGTTTGAATTGAAACTATTTACAGTAAATGTATCTGATAGTATGATGGGTGCAGTATCCATAGAAAATGGAGCCAAGGAACAATACTATCTGGCCTCCATAAAGGAGAATGTATAATGATAAAGAAGGCTTTGATATTTGGTGTAAATAAAGTTACTGATGATTTATGTGCCGTCTGGATTATATATCAGAAATTCAGAGGGGTGGATTTTTACAACGGTAATCCTATATTTCAAGCAACTAATGGTGTTATTCTACACAGTGCAAAATCACCAGCTATGTTTACCAATGATTATTATTATGTTCGTGGATATGACAAGGATGGTGATAATTATGGCTTCATCATAAAAGAGAAATATCTGCCAAGTCTTATTGAAGCTGTATCAGAATATAACAACACCGTTAAAAATGAGGATAATTCATATATAATTTTCTAATTATAGACTGACTCGTAGCGCAATTGGTAGAGCGCCAGCCTTTGAAGCTGGAGGTTGCTGGTTCGAATCCAGCCGGGTCAGCCATTTTTATGCCAGTATAAGGAGGAATTATGAATAAACACTATAGAATTGAGTATTTTGATGATATGTATAATGAATATGTTATCCATTCTTGGAAACATAATATAGATAAGAAAGATATTATAGAATTTGCAAAATCTTTGAATAAAAATAAAATTCGCATAATATCTGAAGGCAAAATAATTTATGATAATAAATTTTATTCATCATTGCAATATAAATAACAATAAAAGGAAAATGCATATTCCCCTCGCCCCTGGGATAAGCCCATTTTAACATATTTTTGGGAAATGTAAATATGGTTTATATCAAAGAGAGCATTGATGATAAGGTATTGTTTAAGGTATTATTTCTTGCCGGAATACCTGGAAGTGGTAAAAGTACCACACTTAAGAAAATAACATCTGGATCCTTAAATGTAAGGATAGTGAATGTTGACAAATATGTTGAGCATTCTAATATAGAAGGAAATTTGTATGGAACTGAAGTGTATGAAAAAGCTCGAGGCCAAGTTCGAAATGAATTATATTTGCTTGCAAATGGATTGTTACCAATTATTATAGATGGAACTTCATCAAAGCATTTCCAAACCATTAAGCGTAGGCAAGTGTTGGAAAAAATTGGATATGATTGTGGGATGGTTGTTATAAATGTATCCTTGGAGAAGGCCAGAGAGAGAATAGAAAAACGCAACAAAATTTTGAAACGTAAAGTATCTCTTGATGCTCTTGACCAATTATTCAATGATTTGGAGGATTCAAAGAAGAAGTATAGAGAAGAATTTGATTTCTATCTTGAAATTGATAATAATAATTGGATCATATCTAATAATGATATAATGTCAGCTTTCAAGAAGTCCTATCAGTTTTTCACCAGCCCAGTAGAAAACCCCATTGGAAGAGCAATAATAGATAGAATGAAAGAACAAAAATTAAAATATCTGGTTCCTGGAATATTCTCAAAAAGTCAGCTAACATCTATAATTAAGGACTTCGTATAATACGAGGGTGAAGATATGTCAAGATTTTTCAATGATCTTAGAGATTATGAACTCAATGAATCTATTCTTGATAGAGGCATTCTAAAAGCTGTTTTTATGGCTGGATTTGGAGGTTCTGGAAAGACATATACTCTATCTAAGGTAAAATCTGGCCGAATAGAACCGAGAATAGTCAATGTTGATAGATTCATAGAGTATTATAGTAAGGGATATGAAGAATTATATTTCGATAAAGCAAAAAGACAAACAATTAAACAACTTATCCAATATGTAAATAGTCTTTTACCACTTGCCATTGATTGCACATCAAAGAAATATCAAAGAACCATTCAAAGAGCTAATATACTTGAAAATATCGGATATGATACAGCTATGATATTTGTTAATTGTGATCTCAATGTAGCTCTTGAAAGAAACAAAAGGCGCCAGAGAGTGGTTGATGATGAAGAAATAATAAGTGCCTATGAATATTTACAGAAATCAAAACCATATCTAAGATCAAAATTTAATCTTTTCATTGAAGTCAACAATAATTCAGATGATATTTTAACTGATGAAGTTCTGCTACGCGTTTTTGTAAAAATGAATTATTTTTATGACTCACCAGTTAGAAATCCGATAGGCATTGAATTATTGGAATATATGCGTAAGAATAATTACAAATATCTTATTCCAAATGTTTATACCTTATCAGAACTTGAGAGTATGCTATCTCAATTTTATAGAGGAGGTAGGTCTGCATGAAATTTAAGGAATATGTAAATAATAATAATAATAAAATAGAAGAAATGCTATTTGAGAGTGTTAAATTGAATAGCAAGATTAAAAAACAAATAATTGGTTATTTTGAGCACCCACGTAATGGCTTGATAAAGATGGACATATATCCAATAGATAATCAGGAAGTAATTGTTAAATGGAAAAATAATAAACTTACATTTATTTTATCTATGGATTTTATAGAAGTAATAAACTATATTATTGATCTGTGTGATGATTATGGATATAAATTCATAGATAATTATAATCGAAATACCGTAGAGATTATAATTATGGTAGAGGAAGATTAATATGATAATAAAAAAGATAAATGATTTATTGATAGAGGGTGAACTAAAGTCTCCAATGATAAATGAGATTAAAAGAAATTGCATACCGTTTATCAAGGAGTATAGGCAAAGTAGAAGTGATGATATCTTATATAGGGGCACTCAAAAGTATACACCAATGTATCAACGGGTTACGTCAAGATTAGATGATAGACGACCAAAAGATACTAGTAGGGGATTACATAATGAGTTGAATTTTTACTTCAGAAGAAAGTTTGGTTGGAATGTAAGAAATGGCGTATTTACCAGTAGTGATTATAAGTTATCTAAGGAATTTGGAGACTATTGTTATATATTCTTACCTATTGGAGATTTTGAATTTGTTTGGTCTCCAGAAATAAAAGATATATATGATTTAATTGATAATGGTCGATTAATGAGTATGGAAGATCTACATTATATGTACACGGAAGAAGATCCGTTTATATATAAAATTGATGGTGTGGAAGTACCTGAAGAAGATTTTATGTACATATTAGGTTTGACGAGATATATTGAATTGGAAAAACTACGGTATAGTGGATGTAATGATAAATTTAAGGCTGTTAACAATTATTTGAAATTAGATATTAGACCTGGTGATGAAGTTTTAGCTACTATTGAAGAAATGACTTTTGATGAGTGGCTTTACGAATATAAATCAATGGTTGGTGATGTATATAATCCTGAAGATATTATCGAATTGTATAAAGATGATGATTTACGTGATGCAATCAATTCCAAAAATGAGATTTCATTCAGATGTAATGAATATTACTTAGTAAAAACAGCTTATGCAGATATGATAAAGGAAATGCTTAATGGCTAGATTGAGGGGATTTATTTCGGAAACATCAATAAGTGTTATAGAAACGGATTGTAAGCCATTTTTTATTAGTAAGCCTGGCAGTGTTTTATATCGTGGATCTAATGACCATGTTTCTAGTTTTAAAAAGAAAACATCAAGATTAAATGATAGAATTCCAAGAGATACGAATTCCGATCTACATGATGAGCTGAATTTTTACTTCAGAAGAAAGTTTGGTTGGAATGTAAGAAATGGTGTATTTGCCAGTAGTAGTTATACACTATCTTCGTATTTTGGGGATTATTGTTACATATTTATACCTGTTGGAAAATTTGAATATGTTTGGTCTCCAGTAGTGAATGATTTGTATAGATTTCAACAATGCAATAAACTATTCTCACAAAAAATGATGAAAAAAATGTATGATTCAACAAAGAAGCCATTGACTGATATGATTTATACAGTTAATGATGCTTGGGCTGATTATATTATTGTTACTCGTTTGTTCGGCTTAGAAACTAACGATATACGTGTAATGGTAAACAAGCCTCCTAAAGAACTCAAAGTTGTAGGGTCTCAATTTTTTCCTAATTTTGGACTGAAGAATGGTGAGTATGCTACTGTTTATGTTTGTGAGCCTACATTTGAAGAGTGGGTTGAAACATATAGAAGAAGATATAAAGTATATTTTCCAAATGAAATAGTTGATGAATATATAGACTATGATCTTAATAAAGCTGTTAAATCTCGACATGAAATATCATTCAAATGTGATGAGTATTACTTGATTCATCCAATATATGAAAATGAACTAATTAAAATTATAAAGAAATATGAGTAGATTTGACCAATTTTTAGTAAACAAATCTGAAATATGGAATAATGTAAAGAAAAACATCTTTAAAGACTGCTCTAAAATCTTGCATGAATTACGTGGTAGCGATGAATTATTATATCGCGCTATTAATAGTAAAATATTTGTTTATGATATTAAAACTTCAAGACTTTCAGATCGTAAGCCACTTGATACACCGGTTGATATACATAATGAATTGAATTATTGGTTTAAGAAGAAATTTGGCTGGAATGTAAGAAATGGGGTATTCGCTACATTTGATATTGATAATATACATGTCTATGGAACAGCATACATTTTCCTTCCAATAGGGGATTATGAATATGCATGGAGTAAAAAAATATCTGACCTATATAGTCATGGTATCATTACTTATAATGTTGCTAAAAAGTGGTATGATGAAGGTTTTGGAGGAAGATTTGAGTTCTACGTAAAGGGTAGGAAAATAATCCCGACAGCGATATCAACGATAGAAGATGTTACTAAAGCTGGAAAATATAAGGCTATTGTTGTAAATGGCATGCCATCACTTAACCTATATAAAGGCGATACAGTAACAGTAGAAGTTGAAGATGTTCCATTTGATATTTGGTGTAAGAATCGTAATATAGTCTCAACTAAAGATATTAAAAATATAGTTGATACATATACTAATAAAGATCTAAAAAAAGCTGGTAGAAATGAGATTTCATTTAATTGTGATAAGTATTATCTAATAGATAGAGAGTATTCCGATGATATTTTGGCGGAACTATAATGAAAAGAGTAGAAGATGAACTGAACGATATTTTGTCAAGAGATTGTAAAAAATTCATTGATGAAATCCGTGGAACAAAATCTTTATTATACCGTGGAACAATGAAATTTGTCAATGATTATGCTATATTTAATTCAAGAATTGATGATAAAGGCCTTTCAAATATAATAGCTGGTTCTATTATCAATGTTATTGTTAAGGATCTACCATTTGATGAATGGTGGAAAACTAAGTATAGCAATGTTTATCTTCCAGAGATGATTGTTAATCTCTATCGTAAAGAAGGTCTCGAAGAAGCAATTTTGTCAGGCAATGAAATCTCCTTTAAGTGTGATAGATATTTTATGATAAATTTGAAATATGATGAATTGATCTTGGAAATACTAAATGAGTAAATTTATAAAATATATTATAGAAAATGATGATCAATGGAAGCAGCTTAGAAGCGAACTTTCTTCAAAGTGTAAGCCATTCATAAAAGAAATCCGTCCCATTGGTCGTTTATTATATAGAGGATCAAATAGGTTAATTACTGATTATCATATTTTCAAATCAAGACTTGATAATAGAAATCCATTAGATACAAAAAGGATTATACATGATGAACTCAACTATTGGTTTGAAAGGAAATTTGGCTGGAAAGTAAGAAATGGTGTGTTTGTAAGTGCTAATTATAAAACAGCTGAAAACTATGGAAATTATTGTTATATATTTTTCCCCATTGGAAAATATGAATACGTATTTAGCTATAATGTTACTGATATATATGTATGGGTTATGTATCATAAGTTGTTTGCTGAGGGTGAATTAGAAGAGATATATGAAAAAGAACGTGCAAAAGGAATGTTGAACATATATACTATCGATGGTGAAAGGGTTGATTACAAAGATATATTCTATCTTACAGACCTTGAACCACCAGAGAAAGAGGGAGAATATACGGTAAAAGCGATTAGGCCATATAAGTCTATAAAAGAAGGTGATTATTTTACTTTTACATTTAGAAGAATGTCATTTGATGAATGGTTTAACAAATATCATTTAGATGCTCATACCACGAAAAGTATTGTTGACCTATATCAAAATGATGATCTAAAAATGGGTATGAGAGAAAAGTCTGAAATATCATTTAACTGTAAAGAGTATTATCTTATAAATACTAAATACACAGCAAATTTATTGGATCTTATTAAATATGGGTAGGCTTCTTGAATGGATTATTAAGACTGGAATATATGCAGGTCGGGGACTTGTTAAATCGGTAGTATCTGATGATATTATTATATGGTATTATATGAAAATCCCTAAAAAGATTGGGCTTATTTGGACAAAAGCAGATGGTGATACTTATTTGAATGACAACTATCTTGGAAAATTTCCTATAAGAGGACCATTCAACAAATTAACACATAGGGTTATTTTACAGTATTTTCAATCAAAACTCGGTATTGAATTTGATGAGGAAAGACTTCTTGAACATCCAATGAATGCAAGAGGTAGGATAATAAAAGACTATATCTATGTTTATGATGAAGAAACCTCAAAAAGTGTAAATGCAGCTATTACTGCTATCAGAAACTACATTCCTGAAGATTGGTGGCTGTCAGATCAGTCTCAATAATGTTAAACCCTTCCGATGAATAGTATTGAGCTCTCTTAGTTCCATGATCTAAAAAGTATTTTGTATGATCTATAATATCATAAACATGGGATCCATTTAATTTTTCAGCGTGCAATCTCAGCGTTCTACCGATACTTTGTAAAACTCTGATTTTTGATTTATATGGAGATGCAAGTATAAGATATTTTAGAGATGGAATATTAATTCCAGTCGCGAAAATCTGATATGTAGCAATCAATACGATATTTCTTCTATTCTCCATCTCTTTTCGCCAGTATTCTCTCTCCTTTACAGGCGTATCACCCCATATAAAAAAAACTTCTCTATCACTTAAATGTTCTGATAGATACGATTGTAAGACTTTACCTTCTTTATCAACTTTACCTACTAATATCAAAACACTATTATCACACTCTTCTATCATATTACGTATAGTTGCCAATCTAAATCTATTTGAAAACACCATATCCTGAACTTCCGAATAACTACCTGAAAATTCATCAGGATATTTGATATTGTAAATATGAACATTGCATTTAGAGACAAATCCAAGTTGTGATAATTGACCCGGACCATATTCTCTTATGATGGGACCTAAGAAACTCTTTATATTCCAATTATCAAGTATAGAAGTCGGCATGGTTCCGGTAAATCCAAGTCTATAGAAAGCATTTGTTGCTTTTCTTAAAATCGTCATAATCTCTCTTGCTCGTGATAGATGGGTCTCATCACAGATAACACAATCGAAAATTGATAACATTTCATGGTGATTTGATAGTGACTGCCATGTTGATATTGTGATTGATTTATCCCATTCCTTTACCTTAGACCACACAACACCAATAGTATAATCACCCAATCCATAATCATTGAGATCTGAATAGAATTGCGAAACTAGCTGTATGGTTGGAACAATAATTAGTGCTTTTTTACATATTTTATTATCAAGAAGATGTTTAATAATGTAGGCAATAAGAAGTGATTTACCAGAAGCAGTGCTGGAGACTATGATCCCCTTAGAATATCTTAAACAGGATTCTATACAGTCTCTTTGATATTCACGTGGTTTTAGGCTCAGATCATATTTATATGGAATTTCCACACCCTTGAACATTGCTGTGACATCATCATCTACTATTATCCTTGTATTCGGATATTCTTTTTTGATGAATTTAATTGTTTCAAGTAATAGACCATAGGGTAAAGTCTTATGAGCCCAATTAAATACTGTTATGGTTCCATCCCAAAGGCCGGATTTGTATTTCGGTGAGTATAAAAATCCTTCCTTATAGGTTGTGAAATGTTCTTTAACCTTTTGAAGAACACCATATTCATCACTTACAAGTTGTATATAGAGTTTTTTATATGATTTTATATTTAATGTGCTCATATTTTAAGAGAATCGAGATATGTCTTCATATTCCATTGCATTTTTTCTATAGCTTTTACGCATAATCCAAAGAAATCAACACGCCATTGTTGTTGTTGAATCATTTGATTGATTTTCAATATCTTTTGATCTTTTGGTAGATAGTATTTTTCTATTTCTGAAGGTTTTAGTTCTTTATCAAAGTTAAAGCGATAATGATCATATCGCTCTCCTATTATTTTATCTTTAATAGCAATAAGTTGCTCTAATACAGCTTTTTCTCTATTGAAATGTTCTGTATATATTGTTAGATATTGAGCATTTTTTGTAAGTTTATCCGATATGTCGAGCTCATTAAACTCAACAATCTTATCTATAGGATGCTCTTCATATAGCTTTTTGATAACTTCATCTCGATCCATAACTAATTATTTATCACAAATAGTAGGAATTGTAAATTATATTGACAAAACAGTGGAGATATGATATTCTATCAAAAAAATGAATTGGAGGATGACATGCTTGAGATAGGAACGAAAGTTGTAGCTAATGTAGATGGAAAATGGTATATTGCTGAAATATCCAAGTCTGGTAATCTCACCAAAAAGAAACAAATTAAGAAACTCGGGGATGTAAGAGAAAATACAGTCACCTTGAAGTCCTTTGTTAAAGATCACAAGATTGATGTCAATACTAATGATATATTATCAAAACTAAAATGTAAAAGTCTTTATATCCTTACTGAGTCTGGAGAATCCAAACTTGATGAATCTATAAAGAGTTGGGAAAAGCGTTTTTGGGCTCAGAAGAATCCCCTATGTAATACATGTAAAAACAAATGTAAACAATCTCATCGAGTTGATGTAATATATTGCAGAAAATATGAAGGTCAATAATTATGGATCAGACAGTATTACAACGACTCATAATAAAAGCTTGTCTAAAAGATCAAACATTTCTAGCAATGGTATGTAATGTTCTATTGCCAGAGTATTTTGATGATCCAACGTTAGCGAAAATCTATTCTTTAATTGTTGATTATTACAAGATCTATCTAAATATCCCACAGAAAGCGATTTTACAGAACAATGATGATAGTAATATACAAACCGAACTGGACGAGATTGAGAGCTTGGATTTTGATTTGGCTTCCAGCTATCAATATCTGCTTGATAAGACAAATCAATATCTAAAAGATCAAGCTCTAAAAAATGCCATATTAAAATCAGTAGATATTATTAATAAAGGATCAGAGCGTGCTCAAGTAAGGAACCTAATAGACAATGCATTGGCAAAGGATCTGAAAGTTGATTTGGGACTTGATTATTTTGCTACTATTAGTGAACGCCTGAGAAGGATGTTTAGCACTCTACATGAAAGGGTTCCTACGTTATATCCTATTTTAGATGAATATACCTTCGGTGGGTTTCCCCCCTATACCCTTTCCATATTTGGAGCTGCAATACATGGATTTAAGTCAGCTTTGATGGCAAATATGGTGAGCAGACAGGTATTATCTGGGTATAATTGTGCAATAGCTTCTATGGAAATGTCGGAGGATATGTTTGCACAACGTTTTGATGCTCTCTTCTCAAAAAGAGATATCAATAGAATTTATATTACAAATCAGTTAAAAGCACACTTGTTAAAAAAATTGAAAGAGATTAGTAATATGCCTAACTTGGGTAAACTGATGATCAAGCAATTTCCCACAGGGGCAGCAACAGTATTAGACATACGAAATTGGCTGAGAGAATTGATATTGAGGAATATTCCTGTTAATATCATATATGTTGATTATATAAACCTAATGAAACCCTCATATGCATCAAAAGGTGATCTCTATACAGATGTTAAGAAAATATCAGAAGAATTGAGAGCACTATCATTTGAGTTTAATTGTCCTGTTGTTTCAGTAACACAGCTTAATCGTGAAGGTATGAGAATTGATCTGAGGGATCTTGATTTTACATTCATTTCTGAATCTATTGCACTTGCAGCTACAGCTGACTTTTTAGCTATTATTGGTGATGATGAGGATTCTCGTGTATATGAATCTGAAATTTCAATTAAAATATCTAAAAACAGATTAGGTGGTAGAGTTGGAGAAATAATAAAGATGTATTATGATTCCAGAACTCTTGGTATTTACGACACCACAGAACTTGATTTGTGGTTGAGTGATGCTCAAGAAACTGGTGATGAACGTTCTGTAGCTTCTCAACCTGAACCAGAGCATAGGGGACGACGGAGATAATGGTTTTTATATGGAGTATAGTGATAATAAAGCAGAAAGAATAAAGATACTACATGGTGACGCATATACCGTATTGAAAACATTGCCAGACGAAAGTGTTCAGTGTTGCATTACAAGTCCGCCATATTATTTGTTACGAAACTATGGTATAGATGGACAAATAGGCATTGAACCTTTACATGACTGTTTAGGTTGGGCTACTGGCAATAATTGTGGTAAATGTTATATATGTCATTTAAGACAAGTGTTTAGTGAAGTTAAACGGGTTCTAAGACGTGATGGCACATTGTGGTTGAATATTGGTGATAGTTATGCTGGAAGTGGTAAAGCTGGAAATAATCCAGAATATCAAAAACAACATACTGAATTTGGAAAGTCATCTAAACATAAAGAACGATTTGGACCATCTGTTAAACCTACTGGTGGATTAAAAAACAAAGATCTTATGGGTATTCCTTGGAGAACGGCACTTGCTTTACAGGCAGATGGTTGGTGGTTACGATCTGATATTATTTGGAATAAACGTCGTGTGATGCCTGAAAGTGTTACTGATAGACCTACAAAAGGACATGAATATATATTTTTATTGACAAAATCAGCAAAATATTTTTATGATTATTTTGCTATCAGAGAAAAGGCTGTATGCCCAGCTGGAAGTAAAGGTGGTAAGGGTTCAAAGAAACGATCATCAACCAATGGTGTTAATTCAAGACCACAAGAATATGCTATATATGATGGTTATAGAAACAAAAGAACTGTTTGGGATGTTTTACCACAAGGATTTAAGGGATATCATTTCGCTACATTTCCAGAAGAATTGATTAGACCAATGATTCTTGCGGGAACATCTGAAAAGGGAAGATGTGCTAATTGCGGTTCACCTTATGTAAGAAAACTTGAAAAAACCAACGATAAAATTGAACTACCTAATGGAAATTTGGTTGAAATACCAGTTACTAAAACTATTGGATGGGAGAAGACTTGTAAGTGTAATTGCTCAATAATTAAACCATGTGTTGTTCTTGATCCATTCAATGGTTCTGGAACTACAGGAGTTGTTGCTATCCAACATGGTGTTGATTATATTGGTATTGAAATAAAAAAGGAATATATTGAAATGTCTGAGAAAAGAATATCAAAGATATTGGGAGGAAAGTATGAGTAAGTGTTTTACAGTCCAATTAGATCATGCTGATGCAGTTATACCTAAGAAGGCGCATCCATCTGATGCAGGATTTGATCTATACACACCAGAGGATGTTTGTATATGGCCCAATGACATTCAGATGGTCAATACTTATGTAAGAATTGAGCTTGAGCCTGGATATGAAGCGCAAATAAGAAGTAGATCTGGACTTGCAGCTAAGAAAAAGTTGTTTGTTCTTAACTCTCCTGGAACTATTGATAGCACATATAGGGGACATATAGTCGTTATTATGTATAATCTTGGTGCTAAGAAGATTATTCTAAAGAAAGGTGATCGTATAGCTCAGATGGTAATTCAGAAGATTCCAGATATTGAATTAAAAGAGGGAACGATTCATCTCAAAACAGAACGAGGAGAGGGGGGGTTCGGAAGCACAGGATGATGACAGATAAAGTTTTAGAAGCTTTAGAATTATTAGATAAGAATATTGTAAAATGTACCCGCTGCGATTTATATGTAAATGGATCAGCAAAACCCTATTGGACACCATTATATTCCAATATTGCCATTGTTGGTGAAGCACCTGGTAAAAATGAGGTTGATGAAAATACACCATTCTGTGGTAAAGCTGGAAAAATTCTAATGGATATTATCAGTGAATTGGATCTTTCACGCGAAAATTTTCTTATCTTGAATAGTGTTAATTGTCGTCCAATGTTGGATGGGAAAAATGGTAAACCCAAACCAAATCAGATGGCGGCATGTAAATTCTGGATTGAAAAATACTTTAGAGTATTGAAGCCGCATAAAGTGCTTTTACTTGGTGGATATGCAGCGGCAAGTTTACTTAATGTAGATAATTGTGATATTATTCGTAATAATGGCTCAATAACTGTTAGAGATGGTATTACCTATGTTAGAACTGTTCATCCAGCATATACCATATATGACAGTAGTGGTAGAGGTTTAAAACTTCTTAAAGAAGGTATGACTATATTTTCAAAACTATAAAGGGATTGGACCATGGAAGACATTAAAGTTGTGGTAAATGGCGTTTTGTGGGGCAGAACAAAACAGTCCGGCGCCCTTGGCAGTATTGTTGAAGTTTGCATGGAAAAGCTGAATTACATGTCCAGGGAAGCTATGATTGAATGGCTTTTAGAGTCATGTAATCTTGCTGAGGAAACATTGTCATGGAAGAAGAATGCTACCCTTGCCAGACGTATCAATTATATACGTGAATACCTAAAACATCGTGATCCTTCAAGAGAAGTAGTTATGAGCATGATTGTGAATACTGTTTTGTCTGGACATGGGCTTGGTAATCTATCCGGGTTTGGATATAAGATTGGTAAAGCCAGAAGTAAGATCAATCCAGAAATAATGTCTATTAGAAATATCAAAGAATGAGGCAATCATGATGACAGATAATGAAATTAGAGACATAATTATTGATGAGTTTGAAAAACTATCAAAAATGTCTGTAGAAGAATATACCCTATATAGAAAATGGCAGGAAATTCATTTCAAAGAGTGGGATGCATATAAACTTGATCTCATATACAAATGCAAGGAAAATCTATGGATTCCAGACGCTCCTGAAGATTATCTAAAGTTACAACCAAAAGTCATTCTTGTTGATGATAAAAAACTATCAGACATCTGGAATACTCTTAGAGTAATGTGCTCAACAGCTCATTGGAATGCTAATCCTGGAAGAAACAAGAGATTTATTGTTTCAGATGAAGTAACAGGTAGGTATCTCGGAATTATTAGTATTGGTAGTGATTTTATTGCTGTTGGTGGTAGAGATAGGTATATTGGTTGGACTACAGAGAATAAAATAAAACATGGTAAGCTCAAACATACTGCAATGGGTAGTTCTATAATCCCAACACAACCTCTTGGATATAATTATATGGGTGGAAAGTTAGTTGCCCTACTAACAATTTCTAATGTTGTTGAAAATGCATGGAATAACACCTATAAAGAAAAATTAGCTGGCATCACCACCACCAGCCTTTTCAATAATTCAAAGGGTATGAGTCAATATACAAGACTAAAATACTGGCATAAGTGTGATCCAACAACTGGTGAAGTTCAAATTGAGCCATCTGACTTGACATATAAGAAGATAAGGGAATGGATGAAAGAAAATTATCCAACTATAATCAAAAAATTTGATAATGTTTCTCATCCTAAGATGCGAATAGTTAAATTCGCTATGTCAAATCTCAAGATTAAGAGTTATTCAAGTAATTTTACACGTGGTGTCTATTTTGCCTGTTTATATGATAATACAAGGGATTTCCTTTGTAATAAGACAGATAAACTTGGGAATAAGGCTTTTGACAATAGTGTTGAGGCAATTACAACTTTGTGGAAAGAGAGGTATGCAGCACCAAGATTAAAGAGGCTATTGGAGGATAATAGATATAATAAGAATATATTATATTATGATGATATTATCAATCTATCATGGAAAGAAACAAAAGAAAAATATCTTGATGATGTAGGAAGATGATATGGTAAAAATATATTGTGATAAATGTAATAATCGTTGTGGATCAGACTATAAAGTGGTTTGTTATTCATGTGCATCCTCTCAGGAAGAAGAGATCAAAACACTTAAATCCACTATAGAAAAACTGGAAAGAAAAATTACCAGATTGGAGTCTTTCTGGAAAAATTCAAGGCCGCTATAATATACTGTTTATGATGAATTCTATTGATTATAAAAGACTAACACAGGATTTTTTACAACGGACTGGAACAAAAATCACTGCAGAATATCAGACATCTCGAATAGTTCCCTATTTCAGTGATAATATACCCAGAAACATATATAAAATTATTATAGAACGTGATGGTAAAAAGTGGATATTTTCATACACCCAAGCATTAAAATGCAGTGACGGACAAATACCAACACCATATCAAGTTTTGGCACATCTCACAAAATATGACGTCGGCACTTATAGTGACTTTTGTTCTATTTTCGGATATGAAAGGGGATGGTATAGTCATAACATCTATAATGACGTTGTGAGAGAATATAAAAATGTTATATGGATGTTTGGTGATGTTATTGATGAACTTCGAAAAATAGAATAGAAAATAGGGAGGAAATGAAAAGACGTTAGGTAAAGAATTAGTTTATGGGCAACATTGGACTGATGAGGATGACGTCTATATATTATATCCTACAAACGAAGAGGGAGCACTAAATTGTTTCTATTTTTGTATCAAGGGAAAATACAGCGAACTTTCGGTATATTCATCAGAAATGGTATTTGTTTTTGAAAATAAGAAACTTAAAAGGATATATTACTAATAACAAAAATTTTCCGATAAGATTAAAATAGTATAGGGGGGAAAAATGGCACGAAGTAAAACAGCAAAAAGTATTAAGATTATTAGTAGATTGGTAGATGCTTTGAAAACACCTGATGTATTTAATGTAATCAAGTATCAGAATAAGAATGAAGATTACATTAAAGCTCAGATGTATCCTTACTTAATCAGAGAAATTGCAAAACTATATGAAGACATCTATAAGTATAAACCAGATACATGCTCAGAAAAAGCAAAGAAAAATCTTCTGTGGGAAGGCAATAAAAAGACCACCGTTAAGAATATCTCATTGTTTGGAACATGGCATCGCCCTGATATGGTTTTAGAATTTGACAAAAATACAAGAATAGCTATTGAAATCAAGAGGGGTGATGATGGTAAATCTCTTCGTGAAGGTATTGGACAAACCATTGTTTATAGTCAGTATTATGATTTCACCATTCTATTATTTGTAGATATTGGAAGGGATAAAGAAATTCTAAACGCTGTAAATGGTGATCGTGAGAAGGCTTTTAAGGAGTTATTGTGGAATACATATAATATCATATTTGATGTTGTTTAACAGCCTTTACAAAACCAGCATATTGTGTTATATTAAATTAAAACAACGTGAAAGGTTGTGAATGATGTTTCGTAATTGTTTCTTCGATACAAAGAAGAGTAAAATATACCTATGGGAACAAATCAATGGTGAAAATCTATATACCACCATTGATTGGGTTCCCTATGTTTTTATTAGGTCAAATAGTGGTGATATAACAACAATTTCTGGAGATCCTGTAGTTAAGAAAACATTCAATTCATACTATGAATACTATGAATTTAACGATAGGAATGGACAAATAATATTTGAAAATAAAGTCAGGCCGGAGATACAGTTTCTTGTAGATAGATATTACAATATTCAGGATACTGATATAATTCCTCCTAAGTTGAAATCAATATATCTTGATATTGAAGTGTTCATTGATGATCCTTCAAATATAAATGGCTGGAAACCAGAGAATGCTGACTGTCCTATAGTGTTAATCTCATGTTATGATGATTCCAAAAACAAGACGACAGTATTCGGTTTGAAACCCTATAATGGTAAGTATTCCAAAGAGAACTTCATCAATTATATACAATGTTCTGATGAAGGGAATCTACTGATAACATTCCTTAATTATATTCACAAGACACAACCGGATGTTATATCAGGTTGGAACATTTCTCAATATGATATTCCCTATATTATCAATAGAGTGATAAACCTCTTTGGTGATAAATCAAATCTTTATGATAAACTCAGCCCTATAGGGATTGTGCGTTTCTGGAGTAGAGAAGGAATATACAATATAGATATAGCTGGTGTTAGTATTCTGGACTATATGGAGATTTATAAATGGTATTCACCACACAAATTGATGTCATATAGTCTTGATTTTGTCGCCAAATATGAAATAGACAAGGGAAAATTGGATTATTCTCAATATAATGATCTTCAACAGCTTTCAGTTGAAAACTGGGATATGTTCGTTACATATAACATCATTGATGCTCTTCGTGTTTATCAACTGGAAGATAAATTAGGATATATCAAACAAATCCAAACTCTTTCACTATTGACTTGTGTGCCAATGAAATTCTATCAGACATTAACTACTCTATTGGAGGGATTGCTACTTAAATATTTGAGACGAAAGAAAATGTGCGCACCTCATTTATATGGTGGATCACAGGAAGGGTATGAAGGAGCATTCGTCAAGGAACCCTTGAGGGGTCTTTATGATTGGGTGTGCGATTTGGATATTGTTTCAAGTTATCCTACAGCCATTATTACTCTTAACATGAGTATTGAAACATATATTGGAAAAATAGTTAATATCAGTGAATCAGAGATGATTGAATATACAATGAAACAGTCATTTCCACCATTTACAATGATGGTGGGATATGAAGCTATAAAATTTGAAGATGATAAATTAAAGAAGTTTAATAAAGCTCTTAAAAACAGATTGATTTGTATATCTCCATCTGGAGCATGTTTCAGAACAAAACCGCCTGGCGTTATCGCTTCAGTTGAACGTGAATTGTTCTGGAGGCGTGTTGAAACAAAAGATAATATGAAGAATCTCAAATCTAAACTTCCGTCATTAAGGGGTGATAACTTTAATAAGACACAGGAAAAAGTATATCGTTTGAATAATTTACAAAACGCTTACAAGACAATGTTAAACTCTATGTATGGGGCTACTGCTGTTCCATATAGTAGATGGTATAATAAGAATATCTCAGAAGCAGTAACATCTTGTGCCAGAAACACAATTAAGATGGGTGTTAACTATGTAAATGAAATTCTGAATAATCCCAATGATAAATTGTTGAAAACTCTTGAAGAGATTAGGAAAGAACTATGAAAAATGTTGATTTTGTTATATATGGTGATACTGACAGTATGTTTGTTAATATTGGTTATTTTCTCAATAAAAACATTGGTGATGATTGGAAAAAATTACCTGAAGATAAGAAGATCTTCTATATTCGTAAAGTTTCATCCATCATTTCTGATTACGTAAACGATCGATCATACAAAGAGGTTCAACGGAAACACTATAATTGTCTTGAGGATGATTTTAGGATTAAATTCAAACAGGAAATTATTGCGCGAAGAGCTCTCTTTGTTATGAAGAAGAAATATAGTCTTTGGTGTATTGATGAAGAGGGCATTTCGACAGATAAGATAAAAACCACGGGTCTTGAGATTGTAAGGTCTGAGACACCAGAAGCAATAAAACCAATTCTTACTGAAATTATGGAGATGATATTGAAGGGTGTTTCTGATGATGAGCTGTCTGCAAAGATAAGTAACTATAAGAAAGATCTGTATAGTGTAAGACCTGAAGAAATTGCAGTTAATATCGGTGTATCCCATATAGAAAAATTTATGAATAATGGTAGTCCTGTAAAGGGGACACCTTGGCATGTAAAAGGTGCTATGAATTATAGAACTCTCATTAGAAAGATGAATCTTCAGGGAAAATATAGAGATATAGCAGAGGGATCAAAAGTAAAGGTTGTTTATTTGAAGAAAAATGAATATAAGTTTGATTCTATTGCTTTCTACAGATGGCCAGAAGAATTTGATAACGTGTTGAAAATTGATTATGATAAAATGATAGAAAAATACTTTATTTCTAAGATACAGACAATTTTAGAACCTATAAATAAGCAGATATTACTTAATCACAATAACAAACAAGTTTTGGATGCGCTATTTCAATGAACAAATATGACTTTCACGAAGAGATAATCTATCCACTACAGAGAAAACTGTCAGATTATATCAATATAGAAGATTATGGATTGACAGTATATACAAAGGTTCCAGATAAAGAATTATCAAAGGGATGTAGAGCTTGTAAGTCTGGAACATGGTTGTGTATATATGTTGGGTGGCATTGTATTGCCAATTGTGATTTTTGTCCCCAGCATAAGAGTGATAACATTGATTATACAAAAATGTTTCGTGATAAATGGATGATGGATTACAAGGTATATGTTGATGCCTTTGCTGGATCACTAATAAAGGGTGTTTCATATTCTGGTGGTGAGCCATTTAGTTATATTGATAAGACAATTCCATTTATGGAGTTTGTAACATCTAAAGGTAATGTTTATCAGTGGATTTATACAAATGGAATTATTGTAACTGAGGAATTGATGAAAAGAGTTAGTGATGCTGGTGTTAATGAGATCAGATTCAACATTGCAGCTACAAATTTCTCTGAAAAGATACTTGAGAAGGTATTATTAGCAAAGAATTACTTCCAGTTTGTTACTATTGAGATTCCATCAATTCCAACTGTTGCTGATTATCTGCTCAACAGAGACGGTCTTGATATATTGAATAACATTGGCATCGATCAGTTGAATCTTGCAGAAATGCAAATTAGAGGGCCAAATGTTGAACACTATTCCAATTATCCATTATATGAATTTGCTAATGAATATACATGCATTCTATCCCCATTGTTCAGTAGAGAATTTGTCTATATGATAATAGAAAAAGCAGCCGTTGAGAAGAAAGTCAATTACATCATCAACGACTGCTCAAATGAAGCTAAATTCCTTCAACAAATGATGAAAGACATCAATCCGCTGAACAGGAAGATATGGTAAACACTAATCACGTATCTTAACGCCATTTATTCTATCAATATATCCAGTCTTGTCAGCATGTATAATAATAAAACATATAATCATAAGAATCACCATAAAAGTGAAAACAAAGTTGTAATTTTTTGTTATACTGAGTATTAGACTTGATAACCAAACCATTGATCCTTCAAATAATCCACCATACACAGCAAAGACTGAATAATTAGCAAAATAGAATGTTCTTCCATACTTATCTGCAATATATGGAAAAACGTTGATTGATCCACTGCCAGTTCCTAAACCAAGAAGTATCAATGACAAAATCACAAAATTTGGATTTATAGCACATAGCCAAGCTATAGAACATACAATCATTCCAATTAACATAGCATTTTTTGACCCATAATTATATCCAATCCATGAAAAAATGAATCTTGAAACTATACTTGATGTAGCATAAACAATAACTGTATATAGAGATGCTTCAAAAAATGTAAATCCTAAAGACATCATATAAATGGTGAATACTGCTATTGTTACATCAGCAGAAACACTAAGAGATAAAATAGGAATACTTCTTATTATAGATAAATTTAACATATTGGAGAACAATTTCTTATATGATGATGTCTCACCTTTTCTTACATCAATATCCTTTGTAAAATACAGAAAAAGTGATGCAGCTATTAACAGTAAAATACCATAAGTAAGAAATATCATTGTAATTGTGGAAGATTTTAGAATATGGATTATACTAAGCATTATGATTGGACCTGAACTCATTCCAACACCAACCCACATTACATCATATGTTCTACCATATCCAACAGATCGAGTTAAAATGTTCCAAATTGATAGTGACAGTATTACATAACCAAGAGCTAAAAACAATAATGAACTAATAAAAATATGATAATGATTTTGAAATAAAATAATTAGACATACTGATATTAGCTGTAAAAAAACACCAATCTTAAACATAATTCTTGGATTCTTGTCAAACCAAGGACCTGTAAATAAACATACAATTGTTCTTGATAATCCAAAGAATGACTGAACAAATACTAAACTCTGCACTGGAACTGATAAAGCTTTTGAAATAATTGGTAGTATAACACCAATACCACGTCTTGTTAGATAATTTATGACAGTTGTTAAATACCCAAAAAGATAAATTAAACTCTTCTTATTTACAATTTCCACGATATTCTTCAAACCTCCTTCTAAATAATTTTTTAATTTCTATTTCTCTATTATCTGTTGGTAATTTTGTAAATCTATTATCTTTGGTGATCGGTATGTATTTTTCAAGCTTTCCAAATTTGAATGATGGAATCTCAAAATACATGTCATCATCAAATCCAGGCCAAAAGGAAAGTGATCGGTAATCACCATTAAGATTTCTGAAAAATAATATAACTTCTCTTTTATGTAAATAATCATTTGTAGCTTTTTGAAAATTTCGTATGTTTACTATTCTATATTCTTCTTTATCTATATTATTAGATTCAAAACATTCTATATAATCGGAGACCTTTATTTTATCAATGCCAATCTTATTTGTTATGTCTTCTGCAAGATTTCGTATCCATACAAGTCTATCGGTTGGCTTTTCAAAGCTATTCTTCTTATAGAATATAGTTCCATCAATATCCTTAGCCATTGGTAGATATATTCTTCTGTTATAGTTTCTCAAACCATCAGTCCATGCTGTTCTATATGGTGATCCATCAAAAACACCATTGTAATTTAATAGAACAGAATCATAGAATATCTCTTTATATCCTCTGAAAGTTGTTAAAATCGGATTATATTGAATCAAAACATCAAAATATGGTTTGGAATTATCATACCAACTTATAGGCAAGAAATGGTAAAACCCCAATAAATTCGTTTTTTTAGATATATAGTCATTAAAAATCTTTATATTTTGAGCTGTTCCAGAATATGTTTGACGATATACATTACTAAATGGTAATGTATTTTTAATTATATTATCATCTACATATAAAATATCAGCGTTGATATATTCGTCAATCTGATAGATTGAATCATATATATCATTTATAGATTTATCTGTATCTGTTAATACGATTAAGTTAAATAAGACTTTATCAACAAAATGTTTAGCATAATCACATAATGATAATGGTCCAATAGGGAGTTCAATAGAGCTATTAGTTGTGGAGCCAACAAATCCTATTGTTTTACCACAATCTATAATCTTCTGTAATTCACGATCAAGAACATTTTTATTAAATATTATCATACATAAGAGGTAAGAATTTGAATAAAATCGTTCTTAAATTTATAATAATCAAATTTTTCCATAGCAGATTGTGATATTTTTTCAGACAATTCTGCAAAGTATTTTTCATCTATATCAGTTATATTCTTCATAAAGTGTATGAGATTATCAACATTGTTAAATTCAATATATAATCCACTTGCCCAATCAATCCATCTAGTATCAACATTTGTTCTGGTCCTATCATTAACAACAAATGGAATCATACCACAAAATATGCACTGTAGTAATGACCAGTTGAAAGGCTCAGAACCATCATGTGGTAGAACAAAATACTTATATTCATTCATAGTATCTTGTATATTTTCAAATGGAATATAACCTTTCAATATAATAGATTTACATGAACTTAACAAATCAACATATTCCTGTGAACAATTTTTATGTATGTTACCATAACAATCTATCGTAATGTCTGTATTAACAATTGCTTTTATAAAAGATGGTGATAGTTTTATATCAGTAATTGTTCCAATGTATGCAAATTTCTTTTCTCTATCAGTCCAAGATTTTGTTATCTTAAATTTATTTGGATCTGTTGGCATATAATAATTGTTAGTATATCTCAGTCTTGCTGGTGCATAATTAAGATAGAATATTTCATCAGTAAAATAAAGTAATTTAGTATATATTGGGTAATCATCTTCTGGAACACCAGTTGTTCTTTGCCAAACATACTCTAGATATATAATTCTAACATTTGCATTGAAATGTCTGTAAAGTGATGATGCTTGAGCTATATTTCTATAGTATTCATTTATTACAATAATATCGGGTCTAATGTTATTTAATTTCTTAACATATTCATAGGCACTTGTTTGTTCTGAGATAGTATATATTTCAATTCCATCAATTTCGTTAATCCATGAAGTAATTATATTACCAGATTGCTCAAGTGCTGAGCCAACATTGGGATTAAATATAACTATCTTCTTCATTTATTAACGCCTCCCAAAAAGTATCTAATTAGTGAGGATGGCACATCATAATCTTTTAGTTGTTCAACCTTATTTATTAAATGTTTTAGAAATTCAATAGCTTCAATTAGTGTTAAATGCTGTTCAACAAGTCTATGAACCAAGAAGATTTCAGTAGCTAATCTTGTATCAGCTATCATATTTGCCCAATTATTCAAAAATAATACATAGTTATTAACAAAATCTCTGAATTTATTAGATATTGGATAATTTAGAATAATGAATTTGATAAATGATAAAGAATCCATTACAGCCTTACCAACAACTTCTAGATCTTCTTTTGTGGCACATGTTCCAGTATCTGATCTAAATACAATATTATCATCACTATCAGACTTTCTGAATACATCCATAATCTTATCAAGAACAATTGCAATATCTTCTCTATTTTTATTATGAATATATTCATTATCCATTGAATCTAAATAATCTAAAATATCTTGCCTACATTTTTCAGCTTTTTCTAACATCTCGTGCCTCCGACATAAATTTTATAATTTTTCTTATTTGTTCTTTTTTGAAATTGGATAAGATTGAGGATTTTCCCAACTTATCAAATTCATCAAATATTGCAAACAATTTATTATGATACATATTACATACACTCAATATTGGTGTAAACATATTTTTATTGGTTTCATACATAGAACCGAGACATTGACCGGGACAAAAATCTTTAATAGAACAAGTGATACAATATGGTAACAATTTAGAATCACAAGTCTTTGTAGCTATAAAAGCCTCAACATTATTTCCATGTATTTCATTATTGTCAAAATACCCAATTTTGAACACATCTCTTTGTAATCTATGACATGGAAATATAGCTAAATCACCTAATCGCACATTAAGAGTATTTTGAATACTACAGCTCAATCCCTTATATCGTTTATTGAAACAATTAGTAAATATATTCAAACAGCTACCATTAACAAATATATCATACCATTTATTTACATCATTATCAGCATAACCAAGAGTATATCTTACGAGAAATCTGATAAAATCAGAATAACTTTTTATTTTATCATCAGTCCAACCATCGTTTCTAACTTCTAATAGATACAATCTATTTAATTCAATATTATATTTATTGAACATTGATATAAACCAGAGAAAATTAGACTGCCAATTTTCAATACTATCATAATATATCATTGGATGAAAACCAGCATTTGTTTCTTTTGCAAAAGAAAACACTTTATCATAATATCCATCGTTCCTATCTATATTAGGTCGATTGGATTCCATATATTTTCCATCCATTGAAATACTATAATGAATATTATAATTCTTATTAAAATATATTAGTTTTTTAACATTATCATCATTGTCAAAAACTCGCTCCCCAATGGGTATTATCACCATACCATATTTTACTATCTTTTCAATAATTCTTATTTTTAGATCAACTAGCTCAGGTCCAAAAAGTTCAATACACTTAAATTTCAACTTTTCCTTATTCAATGACTCCATTAGAACATCAATACTATTAAGTATTTCATCTTCTGTAAATTCAGCAACATTATATTTCATATAACAATATTTACAGCCCATGTTACAATGGCCTGGAATCATTAGTTCAATACTATCTGGACTCAATCTCTTTATAGCATCTTTCAATAACAAGTTTCTATACATTGTTTTTAGCCTCTTCAAAAATTTTTTCTAATGCACCATTGCAAAATAATATAGGAATATTGCATGGTATAATACCTTGATTTCCATTCACTTCAAGATTATATGATGGACATGACAGATTATTTAATGCCTGTGATGCTGCTAAAAGCAATGATGGGTTATCAGCATACACTCTTGATACTTGTCCAATACTTGCTAAAGAATATATTAGATGTGCTGTATAGTGAATTTTCCATAATTGGAAGTAATGAAAAGATGTATAATTATACAATAATTTATCAATATCATCAATGGTGCAATTATAACCTTTGAAATAATCTCTATGACAATTATATAATAGTCCATCATATGTTGATATTGAATTGTTATTGGGAGAGCATGTTATAATTTTGTCAATTAAAAGATATTCCTTAAATGGTATTGGAGTATGATGTTTCTTATTCAAAGATATGAATTGTTCTACTATATTACTAAACTTTAATCCATCCTCTTTTGTATAATCATCTTCATTATTAAACCCCGTGTTAAATATAGATATGTTTATACCATATTTTTTATATAAATCTTTTATATATGTTATATATGGGATTACTTCATTCTCAATATTATCCATTTTATTGATTGAAGCTTTTGAAAAAGTATGTCTATCGTTTAATGTAACATTTTTTATATTGTTATCTTTAATGATCTTTATCAAGGATTCTAAATTTTCTAAGATTCTGTCATAGATATTTTCACCATTTCCTCTGATTTCATTTGTTAATCGCTTACTAAAATCAATAGAATACTGCAATTTTAATTTAATATTATATTGAACAAGTTTATCAATAAAAACATCAATATCTTTAATGTTAACCAAATTTGTTGAAAAAACAATAGTGTTCAATTTTGGAATAGATGATATTATATAGTCGAAATTATCTGATAATGCCTTATATGAAAAGGATGGTTCTCTCCCCCAAACAGACAAAGAATCAATGTTTAATAATATCTCTTTAGGTATTTTATCAAAGTAACTATGATTATATATTGATGATATTATCTTATCATGTAAGTAATTATCTACTCTTTCTCTATCAATATAACAATACTGACATTTTAGATTGCAATTAGCCGTTAGTAGTATATCCATGCCCTTTATATGATCAAACATTATTCTAAACCCCTTCTATTTTTGAATCGTTGAATATAGATGCTGATTAACTCTTTAGATTTTTCTTCAATATAGAAACTAAATTCACTATCAAGTCTGCCTTCTGGTATAAGACTGGAGTCAATATCTACAAAACCATCTATGATCTTTATGGATTCACCATCATAATAATTATTCTCATTGAACAAATACCAATAACTATCATAGTTAGTATCAACATGAAAATATATAATTGCATCACCATTTATTAAATCATCTATAGAATTTGTCAAATTTCCATTTTTTATATTATATATCTGATATAAAACACCAAGTTCTTGTGCTTTATTATCAATGTCATTTATTGTAATATTATTTTCAATCTGATCTTTCAAATACTCAATAAAAAATGATATTTTATTATTACCATAATGAATTGGATATACATAGTCTTTATATCTAAAAATATTAAAATACATTCTCTTAAATTTATTTGCTATAACTCTTTCATAACTATTTGTAAATGGGTCATTGTCTAATTGATCGAGCCCCAAAAGAAATCTATCACTAATTATATCATAATAATTTTTACACAAAGTGATATCAGTGTTAACTTCATTTATGAAATCTATTGCATAGATATTTTTTTCTAAAGTCTCTTTACTCAAGTATCTAATAATTCTTGAAGGATAATTAAATAATGCATTTTCTATATTTGGAATTGATTCATAATTGAAATAAACCATATCCGCGTTTATTTCTAAATTATTCAAACTTTCTTTATATTCATCTATAGTTTTATCTTCCATATCTTTAATAGGACAAATTGATGCTATTGTAAAATCAAAAATATATGACATTTTATCTAAAATTGACATATAAGGCAATAGAACATTAACACCAATATTGGGGTTAAATGGAAATAAAATCATACCAATATTTTTATTATTTGTTATAGTCTTCATTTACCACCATAATTACATTGGTGATTGAGATGATTTGTATAATATGCAGAACAATAACCTGTATTATATGATGAATAGTGTGCATGACAATAGTCTTCATCTTTTGCCTTATCAATTCCGTATTTTAACTCTTCTATTAAATTAAGATATATTGGAACATCATCAGAAGCACTACCAATCCAATAAGTTGATAATCCTCTCATTGATCTGACTGTTGAAATATTAGTTTTCAATTCAGTATAATGAGTATCTTTAACAAGTAATCCTGATGTCATTGTATCCGTCCATGAAAAAGACATATGTAAATACCTCGTTTAACAATAACCTTTATATAAGAAACTTGTTGTTATGTTCCATTATAATATACACTCTTGAATGAAGACTTATATGAACTCTTTACTGAAGAATAATAAGTGCCACAATAATTATTAGTGTTGTGTAATGAATCTGCATTTTCACGTATTTCTT